GCCATCGATCTGCTCGTGGTGGGCCAGAAGGCCGCCATCGACGCGCTCCGGTCGGCCGGCCTGCCGTCGCGGGTCGAGGCGGTGCATTTCAACGCGCTGAGTGGACTCGACCGCTGGGGCGGGATCGGCGGCATGGTTGTGCTGGGCCGCACGCTGCCCGCGCCGCGCACGGTGGAACTGATCGCCACGGCGCTGACCGGACGGATGCCCGCGCCGAACCAGGAAGACGCGGGCTGGTGGTATCCGATGGTGGAACGCCGTGTCCGGCTCGCAGATGACCGGACCGCGCCGCTCGCAACGGAGGAACACGCCGACCCCATAGCCGAGGCCGTGCGCTGGAGCATCTGCGAGGGCGAGCTGATCCAGGCCATGGGCCGCGGGCGCGGCGTCAATCGCACCGCCGCCACACCGCTCGAGATCGACCTGCTCACGGACGTGGTCCTGCCCGTCACCGTCGAAGCGCTGGTACCATGGTCAGAGCTCCGGCCGACCCGTCGTGACCTGATGGCGCTGACCGGCATCGTGCTCGAAAACGCCACAGACATGGCGGCCTGCTTCCCGGAGCTCTGGTCCTCTGCTGCCGCAGCCCGGCAGGATCGGTCGAGGAGTGTGACAAACTGCTATTATAGGGATCTCTATAATAGCCAAATGTCACACTCCTCCGTGGAGGTGACCTACCGCCCGGAAGGTCCCGGCCATCGTGCCCGCACCGCCCGCGTCGATCTCTACCGCATCCCCGACCCGGAAGCCTGGCTCACCAACCGGCTCGGGCCGCTCGCCGGCTTCGAGATGCGGCACGTGGCAGGCGCCGACGCCAGCGTGCCGGATCCCGCCGAGGCCGCGCACCTCGACACCCTCGCATCCCGCCTGACCGCCAGCATGCAGGCCGTGCTCGCCGCGCGCCGGGCCGCGCTCGATGTGCTGTCCATCCGGCTGGAGGCCGCGAAGCCCGACGCTCCAAGGCCATCCGTTCACCCCGAACCCACAGAGGAGATAGACGCATGATGTTCGACACGATGCGTGTCTACGACGCCGGGCGCTTCCACGATGTGGATCTTCCCGATTGGTATCACGAGGCCCAAAGCCTCAGCCAGACGGAACGCATCGATTGGCATTGCGCCCTCGAGCGTGTTCTCGATTGCGAATACACGCTGTTGACGGAGGACTGCACGGCCAGCACCGGCCTCGAAATCCGCTTCTGGCCGAGCGAGAGGAACGGCATCCTTGTCCTGATTGAGGACCCCCTTGGCCTCGTCGAGCAGGTCGTCATCCTGAACCCGACCGACTGGCTGCCGTTCCTGACGAGATACCTCGCCCCTCTGATTGCCACCTCGACGCAGAGTGCCCTGCTGCAGATGCAGGGCAGGATCGCCAACACCCTGATCGCCTGGGCGCGCCACGGCGAAGGCAGCCATGTCGATCGCGAGACTGGCCTCAGCCGGATCGACCTCGACAACGACCGCGATCGTCGCCGTGCCCAGCGAGCCCGCGCGGCCATGGAAAGAGAGCGGCAGGAGGGGCGCGCATGACCGGGATGGGGTTCATGCCGAAAGGCTATGGCGGCGAGCGGCGCGATCCGGACCGCGTGAAGCGCGACGGCTGGATGGAGCAGGGCGTGCTGGCAGTGGCAATCGACGATGACCGCCTCACATGGCCCGAGCGTGAGCTTGTCCGACAGCTGGGCGAGAAGCTCTATGGCCCGCGCCCGTCCGACAGGGAGGCGCGCCATGGCTGATCGCGAATGGACCGCCGACTGCGTTGCCGATCATTTCGAGGAGGCGTTCCGCACCCTGCGCAAGCTGCCGCCGGTGAAGGCGCAGGGCTACTTCAGCACCTGGCCCGACATCGTGCGGACGAGCCGCGAGATCGAGGCGATGGAGCCGCAGCCGATGCGGGTCTGGCCCTCGGCCGCCGCCATCACCCGGCTCGAGCAGACCTTCGACTGGGTGCTCTGGATCGAGGAGGCGGAGCGCAAGCTGGTCTGGTCCCGCGCGGCCCGTGTGCCGTGGAAGCAGATCAGCGGCGAGCTGGGCTGCGACCGCACGACCGCATGGCGGCGCTGGCAGCTGGCGCTGACGAAGATCGCTGCGCGGCTGAATGCGCAGTGACTCCAATTTGTTGCAACACTTTTTCCTTCGACATCTGCAACAGATCCATGCTATTCTGAAGGCAAGATGGGGAGAGTGCGCAGGAAAGCCCGCTCTCCCCTTTGCGTTGAATGGGGCCTTCTGGACCCCGGTATCCAGCGAGGGTCCGGCCGGGGTCCAGCCCACGGCAGTTTCCGGTTCCTTCCTGGCCGAAATCGTATGCTGGCGGGCGAGGCGCGGCGTATCGCTTGGCACAGGCCGATTTTTTGGGAAGCCACCCCTGCCAGACGGAAGCCACCGCCTGCCGAATGACACAAGAAAACCGCGTGATTTCCGTTGGATAGCCGAAGGCCCGGGCTGGCTTCCGGGTGGCTTCCTGCTGGCCTGCAGAATCCACCCGGAGTCCACAGGCGATCCACCGTGGAATCCACCGCAGGATCCACTCTCCCGTTCGCCCAATCGAGCAAGCTGCCCATCGGCTGCATGCGCGTCGAGGCTTCGGCCGCTGAGCCAGCCTGGCCAATCAGCGGCCACCAGCGCCGGTGCCGCCGCTCCCGCGTTCCTGACCCCTCATCGGTTCCTCTTATCCATGACCCTTGCCTTTGCACCCGACCGGATCGAGACGTGGCCGCTCGCGCGCCTCAAGCCCTATGCCGGGAACGCGAAGCAGCATGGGGCCGAGCAGGTGGCGAAGATCGCCGCCAGCATGGCCGAGTTCGGCTGGACCGTGCCCTGCCTCGTGGCCGAGGACGGGGAGCTGATCGCGGGCCACGGCCGCGTTCTGGCGGCGAGCCAGCTCGGGCTGAAGGAGGCGCCGGTGATCGTGCTCGGGCATCTCACGCCCGCGCAGCGCCGGGCCTACCGCATCGCGGACAACAAGCTGACGGAACTCGGAAGCTGGGACGAGGCGTTGCTCTCCGCCGAGCTGCAGGGACTGCTGGCCGAGGACTTCGATCTGTCGCTGGTCGGCTTCTCCGACGGCGAACTCGACAAGCTCCTCGCGCTCGACCCGGACGCAGACGATGAAGACGGCGGGGCTGGCGGCTCGTTTCCGCCGGTGACCATCCCCGAGCCGCCGCGCAACCCGGCCTCACGCAGGGGCGATTTGTGGATCCTCGGGCACCACCGTCTGCTCTGCGGCGACAGCACCAACCATGAGGACGTCCGCCGCCTGATGAACGGCGAGCGCGCCGTGCTCTTTGCCACCGACCCGCCCTATCTCGTGGACTACGACGGCGCGAACCACCCGACGCGGAACAAGGACTGGTCGCAGTCCTATGGGGTGACCTGGGACGACAGTTCGCAGGGCGCGGAACTCTACGACGGCTTCATCGCCGCGGCCATTGCCGAGGCGATCACCGAGGATGCCGCGTGGTATTGCTGGCACGCGTCCCGCCGCCAGGCGATGCTGGAAGCCTGCTGGGAGAAGGCCGGCGCCTTCGTCCATCAGCAGATCATCTGGGTGAAGGACCGCGGCGTGCTCACCCGCTCGCATTATCTGTGGAAGCACGAGCCCTGCTTCATGGGCTGGCGCCGCCCGCACCGTCCGCCGAAGGTCGCCGAGGAGACGCTGCCCTCGACCTGGGAGATGGCCGTGCCTGCCGGCGAGGAGCGCCCCGATCATCCGACGCCCAAGCCGGTGGATGCCTTCGCCATCCCGATGCGCCAGCACGTCGAGCGCGGCGGGCTGTGCTACGAGCCGTTCTGCGGCTCGGGCACTCAGATCATGGCCGGTGAGGCCAACGGCCGGCGTGTCTTCGCGATGGAGATCAGCCCGGCCTATGTCGATGTCGCGATCGAACGCTGGCAGGCCGCCACGGGCCGCGAGGCGATCCTCGAGGGCAACGGGCGGACCTTTGCCGAGGTGAAAGCCGAGCGGTTGGGCGACGGCACGGAACCCATGGCCGATACGCCGGACATGGACACCGCCCCTGAACCCGCGCGAAAGCGCAAGACCGCCGCGTGACATGCATGACTTGGCTTTACCTTCCTCCGGAGACGATTCCGGAGCGGGAGATGCGTGCCTGTTCGGCCTCTCCCTCTGCTCCGGCGCAGGCGGTCTCGACCTTGGGCTCGCCATCGCCATCCCCGGATATCGTGCTGTGGGCCATGTCGAACGGGAAACCTACGCCGCAGCCACTCTCGTGGCGCGGATGGAAGACGCGTCCCTGGATCAGGCTGTTGTCTGGGACGATGTTGGCACCTTCGACGGCCGCCCGTGGCGCGGCGCGGTGGACATCGTCACTGCGGGCTATCCGTGCCAGCCGTTCTCCGTCGCGGGCAAGCGCCGGGGTGCCGACGACCCACGCCACCTCTGGCCTCATGTCGCCCGTATCATCGGCGAGGTCGAGCCGCCCTTCGTCTTCCTCGAAAATGTCGCCCATCATCTCCGCCTCGGTTTCCCCGAAGTCGCCGCAGGACTGGTCGGCATGGGCTACCGCCTTGCGGCGGGCCTCTTCACAGCGGCGGAAGTCGGCGCTCCCCACAAACGCGAGCGTCTGTTCATCCTCGCCATTCGCGAGGGGGACGAGCTGGCCGACCCCGCGCGCCTGCTCTGGAACCCGGTCGAGTGGCGGGAACCGGACGGAACTGCTGCGGCTCTGGCCGACGCCCCGCGCCAGCGCCAACGAAAACCGGCAGACGAAGCCGACGCCCTCGCAGGCAGCGGGGCAGCACGGCATGAACCTCGCGACGACGGCCGCGTTGTGGCCGACGCCGCAGACCGACAGCTTTCGCAGCCGAGGTGGGGAAAGGAAGGACGAGAAGGGTCTGGACCGGATGGCGCGGGATTGGCCGACGCCGATGGCGAACGACGGCTGCAAGCCGAGCGCGGGCAACCGCAGGAGTGCCGACCTGACCCATGCGGCGGGGATGTGGATGACGCCGACGGCGCGGGATCACAAGGATGGGGCGACGACATTGGCGAACACACCGGTGAACGGCCTGCTTGGCCGCCAGGTCCTGGTGACGTCGATGGCTGGGCGCGATATCTCGCCATCGCCCCGGACCTTGAACCCGCTGTTCGTCGAGGCGCTGATGGGCTGGCCCACCGGGTGGACCGGCTTCGGCTCTGTGGCAATGGCGTGGTCCCGCTGGTTGCAGCGCATGCGCTGCGAACTCTGGCGGCTGAACTGCTGGGCGATGGATGAGGCAGAGGCATGAAGCAATCCCGCCTCATGTCGCTGGTCGAGTCCCTTGCCAACGTCGCCGTCGGCTACGGCGTCGCGGTCGTCACGCAGGTCCTGATCTTTCCGATCTTCGGCCTGTATGCGACGCTGGCGCAGAACCTGATGATCGGCGCCATGTTCACGCTGGTGAGCCTTGCGCGCTCCTATGCGCTGCGGCGGCTGTTCGAGCAGCTGCGGGAGCGCCAGGCGCTGGGGCAAGGATCGGCAAGGCCTGATCGGTCGGTGACATGACTGCCAACGGAACTCCCGCACCCATGGGCATGAGCGAGCGGCAATATGCGGCGCATGCCGGGATCTCGCGCGGCGCGGTGCAGAAGGCGCGCGCCGCCGGGCGGCTGGTGCTGCATCCCGACGGCTCGATCGATGCCGCCGCTTCCGATGTGCGCCGCGCCGAGGCCACCGATCCGGCCAGATCCCGCCGCGGCCCGGCAGAGCGCGTCAGGCCCGTGCCCGAGGCCGCCGTCGCCGCCGTGGGCGAGACCCTGCGCGAGCAGGGGCTGGCCGCGCCGCCGGCGAACAGTGGAATGACCTTCCTCCAGGCGCGCACCGCCAACGAGGTGCTGAAAGCCCAGGAGCGGCGCATCCGGCTGCAGAAGCTGAAGGGCGAGCTGGTTGAGCGCGCCCGGGCCGAGGCGCTGGTCTTCCGTCTGGCGCGCGAGGAGCGCGAGGCATGGGTCACCTGGCCGGCGCGGGTGGCGGCGCTGATGGCGGCCGAGCTCTCGGCCGCGTGCAGCGAGGAGGTGAACGTGGAGGTGGCGGCGATGCAGAAAATCCTGGAGGACCATGTCCGCAGCCACCTCGAGGAGCTTGCCGCCCCACGGGCCCCCGACCTCACCTGAGGCGCGCGCGGCGGGCGAGGCCTTCGCCGGCGCGGCTGACATCCTGCGCGCCTGGGCACGCGGTCTCGCGCCCGATCCGCTGCTCGCGGTCTCCGCCTGGGCCGATCGCCACCGGATGCTCGCCGCGCGCGCCTCGGCCGAGCCGGGGCGCTATCGCACGGCGAGAACGCCCTACATGCGCGAGATCATGGACCGGCTCGGTCCGCACGATCCGGTGCAGCGGGTGGTGTTCATGAAGGCCGCGCAGGTGGGCGCGACCGAGGCCGGCAACAACTGGATCGGCTATGTCATCCACCAGGCGCCGGGGCCGATGCTCGCGGTTCAGCCCACGGTGGAGCTGGCCAAGCGCCATTCGCGCCAGCGCATCGATCCGCTGATCGCCGAGAGCCCGGCGCTGCGGGAGCGGGTGAAGCCTGCCCGGTCCCGCGATGCCGGCAACACCATGCTGTCCAAGGAGTTCGCGGGCGGCATCCTGATCATGACGGGGGCCAACTCGGCCGTGGGCCTGCGCTCGATGCCGGCGCGCTACATCTTCCTCGACGAGATCGACGCCTATCCGGCCTCGGCCGACGAGGAGGGCGATCCGGTGAGCCTCGCCGAGGCGCGCTCGCTCACCTTCGCCCACCGGCGCAAGGTGCTGCTGGTCTCGACGCCCACCATCCGCGGGGTGAGCCGGATCGAGCGCGAGTTCGAGGCCTCCGACCAGCGCCGCTACTTCGTGCCCTGCCCGCATTGCGGGGCGATGCAGTGGCTGAAGTTCGAGCGGCTGCGCTGGCACAAGGGCAAGCCCGAGACGGCGGAATATGTCTGCGAGGGCTGCGAGGCGCCCATCGCCGAGCACCACAAGACGGCGATGCTGGAAGCCGGCGAATGGCGCGCCACCGCGACCGCCGCCGATCCTGCCACGACCGGCTACCATCTCTCGGCGCTCTACTCGCCGGTGGGCTGGCTGAGCTGGGCGCGGATCGCGCGCAGCTGGGAGGCGGCGCAAGGCTCTGACGAGGCGATCAAGGTGTTTCGCAACACCGTGCTGGGCGAGACCTGGGTCGAGAGCGGCGAGGCGCCCGACTGGCAGCGGCTCTACGATCGCAGGGAAAGCTGGCCGGCCGGCACCGTGCCCGCGGGCGGGCTGTTCCTGACCGCTGGGTCCGACGTGCAGAAGGACCGCATCGAGGTCGATGTCTGGGCCTGGGGCCGCGGCCTCGAAAGCTGGCTCGTCGATCATATCGTCATCGAGGGCGGGCCGGACCGGCAGGAAGCCTGGGAGCGGCTGAGCGCGCTCCTCGACCGCCCCTGGCCGCACGAGCACGGCGCGCAGCTGCGCATCGCCCGGCTCGCGATCGACACGGGCTACGAGGCCCCGGCGGTCTATGCCTGGGCGCGCAGCGTCGGCTTTGCCCAGGTCGCCGCCGTCAAGGGGGTGGAGGGGTTCAACCGCTCCAGCCCGGTCTCGGGGCCCACCTATGTCGATGCCACCGAGAACGGGCGGCGCCTGCGGCGCGGCGCGCGGCTGTGGACCGTCGCGGTCTCGAGCTTCAAGGCCGAGACCTACCGCTTCCTGCGGCTCGCGCGCCCGACTGCCGAGGAGCGCGCGGCCGGCGCCGGCTTCCCGCCGGGCACGATCCATCTGCCCGACTGGATCGAGAGCGAGTGGCTGCGCCAGCTCACCGCCGAGCAGCTGGTCACCGTGCGCAACCGGCGCGGCTTTGCCCGGCTCGAATGGCAGAAGCTGCGCGAGAGGAACGAGGCGCTCGACTGCCGGGTCTACGCCCGCGCTGCCGCCTGGATCGCCGGCGCCGACCGCTGGGGGGAAGCCCGGTGGCGCGATCTCGAAGGCCAGGTGGGTTCGCTCGATCGGTGTGCCCCGGTGGCGCCAGAGACTGCTGGTTCTCACCACGGCACGCCAGGGATCGCCTCCGCGGGTCTGGTGCGACGCGCGCCAGCCCGGCGCGGCCGACGGGTGTTCACGCCCAGCTATCTCGTTTGAGACCGAGACCATGACGCTTGAGGACATGATCGCGCGCCGCGATGCGCTGCTCGCCGCCCGATGGCGCGGCGTGCGCACCGTCGAGGTCGAGGGGCGCCGCATCACCTATGCGAGCGATGCCGAAATGGCCTCCGCCCTCGGCGACCTCGAACGGCGGATCGCCGAGGCGCAGACCGGCGCGCGCCGCCGCATCGTTCGCACGACGGCAACCAAGGGGCTGTGACCCGTGCTGGAATCGATCACACGGTGGCGCCGCCGCATCGGCGCGCTGGTGGGCGGCTTCGAAGCGGGGCAGGCAAGCCGCAGGCTGCGGCACTTCCAGCCGAGCCGGGCGCATCTCAACACGCTGATCGCCGCCGCCGGCGCCGACATCACCGCGCGCGCCCG